TCTCTTACACACGAAACATATAGGGGCGGCCATCTTTTATCAACAAAAATGTTTAGTGGTCTCCAAGTATCAATGTCTCAGTTAATAGAATCATTGATAACTCAGAAGATAAAAGAACTTAAGTTAGAATCTAAGTTAGCTTCTTATGATAGACCAGAAAAAGTTAAGTATAACAAAAAGAGAAAGAAAAATGGCAAAACTAAAAAAAAGAATACATAAAGCAATTTGTCCAACCTGTAATGGAAATGGATATGTTAAAGTAATGCATGAAGACGCAGAACCCCATGTCCATCAATGTTGGGACTGCGAATCAGAAGGAGAATATTTTGTATATGAAAATACTAATGTTGATAATGGTGATCGGAATACTGACAAGTTCTTGCACTAACACAAAAGGAAATTATAATCCCATAACAAGTGTTGTGAGATTAATGTATGGCGCACGCTAATAAAATTAACGAATGGGGACGACCTATTGTCCAATCGAGGTTTAATCAGCCTTTCTATCACGGGTTGGTCTGCTCCCCTCATATTCATCGCCCGTGGTAGACAAATGAATAACTTTTTTATAATCGTGTTTGCCACCTTAAGCGTTTTTATATTGGTAAGCATTTATATGTTACTCATACTATGAAAAATAAATACTACATAAACTACTTTTCCAAATCAGATGGAAAAAGAATCAAACGTCCATACGATCCTCATCATGAAATGCAACATGAATTTATTGCGGGTTCAGGAAATCTTTGTAAAAGATACTGGGACCAGAGCAAGGATGGATTGAGAACGGCTAACGCACCATGGACAATAACAACTAAAAAGGAGAAACATGACCATCTTAATTAAATACCCAAAACAAACAAAAAAACGTAACAAAAATTTTTTTAAAAGAAAAAATCGAGAACTTACTAATTTAGACTGGGCCAAATGGGCCGGCTGGTTTGATACTGATGGTTGTATGTACCACCAGTATAACAGAACAAGAAAATATCCAGGTTGGGAAAGCCGAGCAATACTAAGATTAAAAGATAAACAACCTGTTGAATTATTTTCAAAAACATTTGAAAGTTCTTTGGTTTTTACATCAAATAAAACAACAACACCTGAACCATATAGATATGAATATATGTCACATGTAAATAGTGTGGAAATAGCTGGGGAGAAAGCAAAGTGGTTTACTGAAAATATATATCCCTATTTAATAAATGATAAAAAAAAGAAGGCCGCCGTCACCCTTTTGGGTTATAGCCCAAAAAGTAAGGACTTTGCAAGTTGGACTCCTGCTGAGGTAAATCACTACTTAGCAACCGCTCTGGAAGGAGATGGAAGTGTTAGATGTATTTCAACTAAAACAACTAAATATATAACCATCATAATTAGCTCCAGTGATGCACAATATTTAGCTGATGTACAATATCTTACAGAAAAAAAATTAGGAATGATAAGTACTCTAGTTGAAGACAAAACCTATATGACACAAGGAGGAATAAAAGCAAAATATAGATTAAATGTATATGCCTCTCGAATCAATCTTGATAATTTACATGTCCTTAAAAATTTGGTAAAAGACAATGTCATGTCGTTAGATAGAAAAAAGAAAAAAGTTCAAGAATTTATAAACTACGCTTCATAGAAAATGAACGAAATTTCTATTCTATTCGGCACACCTTTGATCTCATCCACTGTTGATTTAGATAAAATAAAGATTGGGTCGACTAACCTTAAAAGATCTTATATTTCTCAAACCCCCAACAATAGCGAAACAGACCTTCTGTCTCAGGAGTCTCTATCTTATTTAAGAGAAAAACTTGCCAGCATGGCAGAAGAAACTAAAGCCTTATTAAATGTTAAAAGCTATGAGCTTTATATTCAGCATATTTGGCTCAATAATTACCTGGATAAGGATTACCAAGAATCTCATGTTCATGCAGGAAATGGATTTAGTTTTATTATTTATTATGATACTATTAAATCTAATACTGTGCTGGAACACCCAGCTAAAAAAGAAATATTATGTGGTCAACATCCAGAGGAAGATCATTCCATATATGAAACTCACTTTGAATTAAAACAACAAAAAGGAAGTATTATTATGTTTCCGTCTTGGTTATCTCACTTTGTAAAACCTAATTCAGATGGTAAAACAATAGCTGGAAATATTAATTTTAAAAAAATATTAAAAAATGAAAAAGAAGATGAAAAAGAAGAAGAAGATGATGAACCAAAAACTAGATTGGAACAAATGGCTAAACTTAAATACGATCCAATAACAGATTGAAAAAATGACTGATCAGATACGAGTAAACACTTACAATTGGGGACCCTGTGTTGTTAAAGTTAAAATTAGAGATAACTTTAAAACACTTCTACTTGATGAAGCTAAAAAAAATAAAGGAGATTACAGACACAAACTAGCGGGCCAACTAGACACAGAAATAGGTTTTGACCAAAAGTCAAAAGATATTATTACTCCAGAACTAGCTAAGTATCTTGGAGTCTATGATCAAGCTTTTCAAAAATTTCAAAATAAAGCCTACGCTAAACAACCTCATTATGCTCTATCAGCTTTATGGATTAACTATCAAAAGAAAAATGAATTTAATCCCCCTCACGATCATGATGGAACATTATCTTTTGTCATCTATCTAGATATGCCTGAAAAATTAATAGAAGAGCATAAAGCTTATAAAGGTAAAAGTTGTGGTCCTGGTGGTATTCAATTTCTATACGGCGAAGGCGACCGTCAAGCTATTACTTATATGTCGGAGTTTCCCCAAACTGGAGATATGTTTATGTTTCCTGCGTGGCTTAAACATTGGGTAAGTCCTTTTAAATCAGATGTTACAAGAATATCTGTATCAGGAAATGTTCATGATAAGATTCCTATCTCCCTGATGCCTAAAAATATAAAAATAGAAGGAGCTAACGATTAAAATGGAAAGTTTATATTATAAATGGGAGTCCTATTTCAATCAAGCTGAATTGCTTAAATTATCTGAAACTATTTATAATAAAAGGAACAAAGAATTTAAAGAAATAGGAGCCATTGTTGAAGGAGAAAAAATTAAAAAAGCTACTACACTCGCTGTTGAATGGATAGCTGTTAAACCTCTCATGAAACGTTTGGACGAGGCTGTCTTTGTTACCAATCAAGACAAATATGGATACAATGTTCACAATCTTTTAGATTGTGATACTGTATTATATAATACTTATGACGCCGAAAAAAATCATGCTTACGAATGGCATAAGGATGGAGAAAAGGCCGACGATAAAGTTTGTATAAAATTTACTGTTCTTATTAATGCTTCTACTGAACCTTATGAAGGAGGAAACTTTCAATTGTTTGGTAACGGAGGCGAAAGGGACGTGCCAGAGATGAATGTTCCTGGAGGTGTTGTTATGTTTAAATCAGACGTTCCCCATAGAGTAAAACCTATTACTAAAGGTATAAGAAAATCTATAACTATATTTATTAAGGGGCCCCACTTTGTATAAAAAAATTATAGAATTTTTTTATCACTGGTCTGGTAAGATTAATGCTTGGTCTTGGCAAAAGCTATACGGAAACAGACAGACCGGAATAGGATATAAGGAAAACGAATGGATTAAAGGATATAAGAAATGGAAAAAATAAGCCTACGCGGTGAGTCCACGTACCAAGTGATGTACGCCCATGATTTTGTTTGGGGTCACCTCGACAACGTGGATAATGAAAGACTTAGCGAACTATGTATTAAAAATTATGAGAATAGAAAGAGTGGAGATAAAAGAAGCGGACGAGCCGAGGATATAGTTATACCTTTAAATAAACAAATTAAAGAGATAGCAGAGCAAATGGCTCTAGCTTATCAAAAACATTTTAATCAACCCTTGAACATGATGGAGGGAGAAGGGAATTATTGGTCCCAGGTACATTATAAAAGAGAGCAATCCCAATTTCATAGTCACTTAGGAACTTCATCTAGCGAATTGGAAAAAGGAGCTGATATTGTAGGAGTCTATTATGTTAAAGTTCCAAAAGACAGTGGAGTTTTAATTATGAAATATAAAAAACATGAGTTTGATAGTAGTAAATGGTACTTTCCTCCGGAAGAAAATAAATTTATTCTTTTTGGTGCTGGCGTTGAACATGGAGTATCTCCTAACGAGAACGATGAGCCTAGAGTGATTATCTCTATAAATTTTGAAATTAAACATGCTAAAAATATCTAATAAATACAGCTATATACAAGGAAAACAGATCACGGACCACGAATCAGGGATACGTCATTATGACTTCCAGGGTATTAGATTACCGAGTGTTACGACTATCCTTGCAAAGACAAAGAATCAAGAGTATTTAACGCGTTGGAAAAATAAAGTTGGACATGAAAAAGCTGAATCAATCAAGAATCTATCTAGCAAGCGCGGGACTGCCATGCATAAGTTCCTGGAATCTCATATCACGGGAGTTGGCTACGATGATCTTACAGCAATCGGATGCGAGGCGAAGCCCATGGCCCAAAAAATTATTGAGATCGGTCTTACGCCTGTTGAAGAAGTCTATGGTTCGGAAGTTATGTTACATTACCCTGGGTTATATGCTGGGAGCACTGACCTTGTATGTATGCACAATGGTATGGAAACTATTGTAGATTTTAAACAAGCAAATCGCCCGAAGAAAGAAGAATGGATTGATGATTATTATTTACAAATTTCAGCGTACGCCATGGCCCACGATGCGTATTACGGGAGCCGTATACGACAAGGTGTGATCATGGTTTGTACACCAGATTTATATTATCAGGAATTTAAGATCACGGACCAGGGATTACGGAGCTGGAAGCACAAGTTCTTGAAGAGATTAGACCATTACAATGAGCTTATATTTAGCGAGAAAGAGCAAGCAAAGGTTAACACTACTGACCTACTTAAGGAGTTTGAAAATGACAAAACCTAGGTGGATAAGAAAAACGGAGTTAGCTGAGTCAATTAGACTGATTCAAAACCAATGGTGTAGGGATAATGGCTACGCAATAAGAGGGAAATACAGATCTAAATGTGTTCAAAATAAGGCAAATAAGCCTGAAATAAGGCACCAGACAGATTCTGTATAGGTATGGAAAAAGAAATAAAAAATAAAATAAAAACTACTCTAGAAAAAGTGTCAATCTGTCACTTTGGCTTAGAAGTGTTGGTATCAAACAATAATGATTGCCAAATTATGGAAATAAAAAGTGTCATCTGACAGATTATACTGTCACTTCAGG